TGACAAAAATTAATAGTAGAATTTCAAGAATTATCTGTAGATGGTACAGCCAAATGAAAAAAGAACATGCAAAAATTAAAAACTTTCATTATGGCAGAAAAAATAATGATAGAAAAAAAATGACAAGATGCTGTTTGAGCTGAAAATATTGCATGGTTCATAATGAGTAGTAATGAAGCAAAACCAGTACAGCTTGATTCTGTAGATAGTTGAAACAGAAGATGGACTATTATTAAAACTTGAGAATCAATAGATCTTGCAAGATGAAGAAAAATAGCAAGAGCAATTGAAAAAAAAGAAAATATAGAAAATTTATTAGCTTGGTTATTAGATAAATTTCCAGAAATTAAAACAAAAGAAAATATTTTACCATTAGATAATGAAGATAAAAGAGATCTAGAATATTTATCTGAATCAGTTTGAAATTTATTTTTCAAATGGGTAGAAGAAAAATATCCAGATATAAATAAAATTACAAATCATGAAAGGAATTATTTATTAGATATGTATCAAATAGATATGGGAGAAAAAGATGCTTATTATGATGATAGATATAAAATACAATATTTTAATTCAAATTTATCTGTAAGATATAAAATAACATCTTTAAAAATAAATTGAAAAACTGAAAGATGATATAGAATTGAAAAATCTGTAAAATGATGCTGACATTTTCCAGAGTGAAAATTTGAAAAAGAAGCAGAAAAAAAATAATTTTTAAAAAACATTATGGATAAAAATAATAAATACTGAAATTTAAGTTGATGATATATTTTTGACAATCTGGATAAAAAATCTCATGAACTTGCAATAAAACAAATTTGAGAATGTGAAACAATATCTTCAAATATAAATTATTTGTGAAAAATTAGAAGTGAAGAAATACAGTTTTATACATCATATTTAGTTACAAAAGTATGAGAAAATAAAGTTTTTATTACAGCAAATATACTTAATAAAATTTTTGCAACTTTTATTTTTATAAAAATTAAAAAATGAAAAAATTAGTAAAAAGCACATTATTCCAAAAATTACAACAAGCTTTATTGAAAGCCAAAAGTAAAGAAGAAATTAAATTAATTACTAACAATATTAAAAAATGAATTTAATTGAGCTCAGAAAAAGGCAATCTTTTTTAACTAAAAGAAAAGAAGAATATAATTTACATCTGAAAAGGTATATTGAAAGAGTATTTAGATTTTTTGATTTAAAAACTGATATTCTACCACCTACAATAGATTATATTTTTGAAAAGCCTTGATCTGTTCAATTAGATACTATTGAACCTATTTTAAATTTAAAGTTAAATGAAATAAGTCCAGAAGATAAAATAAAATTTTCTGAGGATCTTATTATTCAAGAAGAAATTTTAAGAATTGTTAAAAAAAGAAATGAAAAATTTAATTATAGATGTTGATTAATTAAAACTAATACTTGAGGAGGTAAAAGCCATGTTATCATGGATATAGCGAATTATTATCAAACAAATACTTTGATTTTGGTACATAATTTAAAAACAATGTGAGAAATGTTTCAAAAATTTGTTAAATTCTCAAATATTACTCCAGCTCAATATTGATGATGAAAAGCAGAGCTTTGAAATATTACAATAATGACAAAAGAAAGATTTTCAAAATGCCAATCAAAAATAGACTTTAATTTTAAACTTGTTTTGATTGATGAAGCTCCAATATATTTTTCAAAAGATTTTTGGAATTGATTAAATGCTTTCTTTGATTGAAAAAAATGAATTGCTTTATATTGATTAAGTGCTACTCCATTTACTCTGGATCTTGATGAAAGTGATTTAGAAAGATATTTTTGAAAATTAATAATGGTAAAAAAGAAAGATAAAAACTGATATAATTTTATTCCAGATTTTACTTTTTATGATTATATTGTAGATAAATGGATCTATGAATATGAGAATCCAGCAGAAATGAGAACAGCAGTATCAGAAAATGAAGATAGATATAATGAACAAGAAGAAAAAATAATTAAATTATTTGATAAAAGAAAATGTTTATTAATCTTAACTGATAGAAAAAGTGAAGCTGAAAGATTTGCAAAAAGTAAAAAATTTTGATGGATTTTTCAAATAACTTGAGATACACAAATAGAAGATGATGACAAAAATATAAAATCTGCTGAAAAACTTGTGAAAGCATGAAAAAGAGTTTGTATAATTTGAACCATCCAAAAAGTAAAAGCATGAGTAGATATTCCATTTATAGATACAATTTTTCTTTGATCAGCTATAAAATTCTGAGCTAATGTAATCCAAGCAGTTTGAAGATGATTAAGGCTATATGAATACAAAAACGATGTAAAAGTTTGAATATGGAATGATTTACCACACTATAAACAACAAAAAGCAGAAAAATTTAAAGTAGTTGAAAATGAATATTTATTAAAAAGAGACGATATTGAAATAGTAAAAATTTTGAGAAAAAGGAAAAAAAATATTAATAATTAAAAATTTTATATGAAAAAATGTAAAAAATGTTGATGTTGTGATTCTCAAGCATGTAGAAATTGATGTTATTGGGCAAAAGATAATTTATGTAGTAATTGTATAAAAAAATAATTATGAAACATTTATATATAAAAGTACCATGAAAATACAGGATTGAATCAAAATTTAATACAGCTTTTTTAAAAGCATGGAAAGACTTGTGAAATTGGGGATTTAAGATCTCTGATTGAGATAGAAGTATGAAGCCAACAGATTCTATTTTAGCTAACTCAGATGGAATATATATAGCTGAATTTAAGATGATTAATAGTAATATTTTAGATATAGCTCAATTTGAACCATCACAAATGAGTGCTTGAAGAAAAGTATCTTGATTATGTTGAAAAGCTATAGCAATTGTCTATTCTATTAAATTTAATAAGTATAAAATACTAGACTTTAAAGACATAATAGAAAAAAAAGATAAATGAGAAATGGAGATCAGATTATTATTCTAAAAAAAAATAAAAAAAAGTTTTGACAAAAAAATAAAAAAACATATAATGCCTATGTGTTCAAGAAATAAAACAACAGCCAAATATAATAAATGGCAATTGATAAAAGAATTTCTTAAAAAGTTATATTTTACTCCCTGTATAATCTCTCGGCTGGTCATCTTATCCTTTAAGATAGAGGTTATATAAGGGGTAGAATATAACTACAAAATCAAAGCAAAGATTTAAAAACTCTTGGACTTCAAGTAAAAGAAAAATATATAAAACTAGCTTTTAGGTTTTGGGCGAACAAATAAAAACCAAAAATATTTTATTAAGTAATATGTACATATTATGCCAAAAAAAGTAAGTTATAAAGAGGGTGGTTGAGGTTGATATTTTAAATGTCCAGCTTGATGACATCCAGCAATTATAGTTTGAGTAATGGAATTATGAACAGAATATAGATCATTTAAGGAATGAGAAGAAGCAAAACCAATGGAAGAAATTAGAATCTTATTTGAGGTTGAAGCAGAGCAAGAAAAATATGATGCTGAAAAATGAGAATTAACTTGAGAATTTGAAGAAAAAATTGGTATTATCTGAGCTAATTATAATGATGTAATTTCAGATAAATCTAAACTTTGAAAAGTTATTAATGCTGTTTGTGATGTAAAATCTGTAAAAGAAATTAAAGATTTTTCTTTAGACAAATTACTTGGAATGAAATGTTTTATTGATGTTGAAATGAAAGGTAAAGATTTAAATTATGAAACTATTACTTCTGTATCATGACAAAGTAAAAAAGTAAATTACCATGAACAAGAAACTAAATCTTTCTATTTTTGAATGGAAGATCCAGATGATTTTCTAGATATTCTTGAGGATGATATAGCTAAAAAATATTTAAAACCTTGGGATTTAGAAAGAGTTAAAGCTAGTCAAGAATATAAAGATTTAATGAAATCTTTTTGAATTGAAGTTCCAAAAACTTTACAAGAAGATGAAAAAGCCATTCAAAATGAAATAGAAGAAAAACAAGCTGAACAAGAAAAAGCTAATGATGAAGAAACAGCTAGTGAAGAAGAAGCAAATGAAATATTCGCAGAAGCTCCAGTAGATGAACCAAAAACAACAACTATAGCTAGAGAAAATGCTAAAAAAGCAGAACTTGAAAAAGAAGTTGAAGAAGTTATTGATACAACTGATGCTAAAGAAGCTCCAGCAGAAAAAAAAGACTCTGCTTTTGAATAATACATAACACTATCAAAAAATGAAAACTAGACTAAAAAGAAGATTCAATAGAGAAATAATCTACATCTTTTCAGAAATAAAGTATCATCTTTTGGTAGTTTTTTTAATAATTTTATTTTACAAAATAATATAAGAAAAAATGAAAAGATGAGAAAAATCTGAAAAGATTGTAAAGTTTTTAAAAACAAATTGATATATAACAAGAGAATCAGTTAAAGATATTTGTTGAGATCCAAACTCTGTACATGCAGTTATTGATTCTTTAATTAAAAAATGATATAAGATTAAAAGAATTAAAGATAATGAATGAGTAGCTAGAAAATATATTTATATTGGTTATGTAAAACCATTTTATTTAATTTCAAGAGATATAGAAAAAAACTATCCTAAATTAGAAAAATTTATAAGATTAATTTATAACCTAATAAATAAAAATGACTAAAGCATTTGATAATATTCCACAAGAAAAATTTGATGCAATGGATGAAAGTATGAAAAAAAGCATTAAAAAAGATGTTAAAAATTTAAAAATAAATTATATAGATATTCAAAACTTTAAAAATATAGATTGAATTTCTACAGAACTTTGAGATATTAATATAATTTGAGGTTATAATTGAAATGGTAAAAGTAGTGTTGTAGAAGCTATATTAACTGCTATACAAGGTAATAAATTTTATGGTAAATGAGCTGTGTCGGAAGCAAGTTTAGTTAAATCATGAGAAAATAAAGCAGTTATAAATATGTCTTTAAAATGAGAAGATCAAGAAATTATTATAGAAAGAATTTTTAAAACTAAATGAAAATGATCTTTAAGGGCTGAAATAAATTGAGAAAAAATATCTCAAGATAGTTTAGATCAATTATTAAATACTCTTACTTTAGATCCTTTGAAACTTTGAACACTTACAAAAACAAAACAAATACAAGAGATTAAATCTACTATTTGACTGAATACTGATGAGATTGATTTACAAATAGAAAAACAAGAAGAAGCTAGAAAAGAAGTTAGATTTATGAAAGATCAATCTATAGCTATTTATGAAAAAATAACAGAAACTGGAATACCAGAAAAAACAGAAGAAGTTAAAATAGAAGATCTATTTGATGCAAAAAATGATTATATGAATATTTGAAATCTGGTAAATAAAAAAGAATGAATTTTAAATAAATATCAATCAAAGAAACAAGAAATACTAGAACTTGAAAAAAAATTAGAAGAAGCGAAAATACAATTAGAAAATTATAAAATAGAATGACAACAAGTAGAAAAAACAATTAAAGAAACAGAGTTAGAATTAGATAAAAAACATTGAAGTCTTGAAGATGTTGATAGAAAAATTGCAGATACTGAGGCTACAAATGAAAAAGCTGATAAATATAAACAATATTTAAAAGCTAAAGAAGAAAAAGAAACTAATCTACATAATTTTAAAACAGAAGAAGAAAAACTTGAAGAATTAAGATCAGATAGAACTAAAATTATTTCTGAATCTAATATTCCAGAATATATGGAAATTTCAGAAGATGATGGTATTTTAGTAGATTGAACTGAGTATAAATTGTTAAATACAGCAAGAAAAATAGAAGTCGGTATTGATTTAGTAATGATTTCATGAAGTCCTTTAAAAATGATAAGGATAGAAAATTGATGAGAATTAGACACTAAAACACTTGAAAAGGTAACAGAAAAGATTTTAGAAAATGATTTTTCTTTATTTCTTGAAAGACCAATAATAGATAAATTTGATTCTATAATTATTTCTGATGGAGAAATTGTAGAAAATAAAGAGGATTTTATAAATAACCAATAATTTTATGTCAAATTTAAGAAGCTGAAAAGCTATAAAAAATCCAGTATTTGAACAAGATAGTAACACATTAATAGTAGTATATCAAGAATGATATACGGAGTTTTTCTCAAAAAAAGAAGAAAAATATGATACTTTAAGAAAAGTGATAGATGATATAAATATAGAAAAAAGAAAACTAGAAGTTTTATTTTTCTGGGCATGAGCTAAAGCAAGTCATGTATTTGAACTTGATATTGAAGATATGCACAGACTATTAGATAACCAATAAAAATAGATGGGATTAAAGTTTGAACCAGAGGCAATTAGGGCATTAAAAATAATGGAGCAAACATTTAAATCTGTATTTGTAACTTGAAAAGCATGAGCTTGAAAATCAACTCTGATAAATTATTGGAAAGAAAATACTAAGAAAAAGTATATTTTCCTTTGAACGACTGGAGTTTCTGCTGAGATGATCTGATGAATGACTATACATAGATTTTTTAATCTAAAACCTTGAAAAAATTGATCATGGTTCTGTGCCATGACCAATGATTTAAGGGATTATATAAAAAGTATAGACTCATTTGTTATAGATGAATGATCAATGGAAAGAGCAGATTTATTTGATATGATTGATAAGGTTATGCGACAAGCTACTTGAAAAGATGAGTTTTTCTGATGAAAACAACTGATCTTAGTATGAGATTTATACCAGCTTCCACCAGTACCAGAACAAAAATTTTTAGATAGAGAAAAAACTAAAGAAAATCCAGCATTTGAAAAATATAATGAAAAGTATGATTGAAAGTTATTTTTTTTCCATTGAAAGAGTTTTAATATAAAAAATTTTGAAATAGTGCAATTAAAAAAAGTTTATAGACAAGATGATCAAACTTTTGTAAATATGCTAAACTTAGTTAGAGATTGATATAATACACCAGAAATAATAGATTATTTTAATTCAAAATTAATAAAAAAAGAAGAAATTCATCCAAAATCTATTTTAATATCTACAACAAATCAAATTGCATATAATTACAACAGAGAAAAACTTGATGAATTACCATGAAAGACAATAAATAGTAAAGCATTTATATCATGAGAATATCCACAAGAAATGTATCCGAATGATTTATGGATAAATTTTAAAGAGTCAGCTAGAATAATGTTTACCGTTAATCATAAAGATTGATATTATGTAAATTGAACACTATGAACCATAAAAAAAGTTTATGATAATTCTGTTACAATTTTAAAAGATGATTGAGAAATTATAGAAGTTTGAAGAAATAAATGGATGAATACTGATTGAAATGATTGATTTTGAAATCCAATTATACTTTGAACATTTACTCAATATCCATTCAAAACAGCATTTGCTATTACAATACATAAATGCCAAGGTAAAAGCTTTGATCATGTAGCTGTAAATCTATGATGGGGAGCATTTTCTGCTTGACAAGTATATGTTGCATTCTCTAGAGCCAGATCTTTTGAATGATTACAATTATTAACAAAACTAAAATCAAAAGATATTTTCGCTGATAAAGATGTGAAAAATTTTCTAAAATAAAAATATTATGAAAATTTATGTAGAATTAACAAAACATTGTATTTATCAAATAAAAGATAGAAATCCAACATGTAAAACTAAATCGGATGCAAAAAAATTTTGAGAAAAAATTTTTAAACAATTTATAATTAAATGAGAATACAATTGAAATAAGATAAGAGTATGTTATACTAGGGATTGAAAATATAAAATTACAGATTGAGAACATCAATTTATATATGCTAAACCATATAAAATAGAATATATATTAATTACTTATGTAAAAAGAGAAGTTATATTATGAAAAAACTTACGACCAAAAGAGAGATTTATTATCTAATATTCTTTTCTATATTTATTTGATATAAAATTAATGAATAATAATGAAAATTAAATATGAATATAAAAGGTTCGGGAAACGGTACAAATGAGAAACAGAAACAATAGCTCCTTGAAAAGAGTATAGAAATTTAGAAATAATTAAATAATATGAAACAAATTAGAAATTATACAGAAATTGTAGACAAGGCTAGAAAAATATGAGAACAAAATGAGTTACATAGGATTAATGAATTGTTAGAAGACTATGACAAAATAAGGGAAGTAAAGGGGAATGTTAAAAAGATTGTGCAACAAATATTAGATTTATTAAATGAAGAAAAAGAATATGAAAATATATTTTACAAATGAAATAGATAAAGATAGGTTTGATGATTTACTTAATAAATATTGAGAAAATTGAAGCATAGAGTATATAGAAAAAACTGATATACATTTATGAGAAAAATATTATGAAGAAGTTATGATTGAAACTTGATGACATAGTGATAATTTAGAATTTATACTTCAACATTTTTTATATTATTGAGATACATTAAGTTATAGTGTAGAAGATAAAAAATTATATTTAAACAATTAAAAAATGAAAAACTCAGTAGAATTACAAGACATTGATATTGTCAATCATTGCTTAGAAATAAGTGAATGAGAAATAAAGATACAAAGACTAACTGATGCTTATATAAAAGCTTTCTCTTCTTCTAATTATGTAGAAAAGAAATATATTATAGAAGCTATAAAAGATGAAACAACTTACATTTTAAATAAGAGAGAATGAAACTAATAAACTGAGATTGCTTAAAGCAAGAATTACCAAAATGTAGACTATTATTAACTGATATTCCTTATGAATTTGTTAATAGAGATGATAACTGATTAAGGAATTTAGATAAAGATAAAGCTGATAATAAAACTTTTGAGCTAGAAGATTTCTTAAATCATATATATGAAAGTGCTGATATATTTATTATCTTTTGTTGAAATGAACAATATTCTTATATATATGATTTTTTTAATAAGAAATCACAACAAAAACAAGGTACTACAAGGCAATTAATATGGGCTAAGACAAATCCTAGTCCTATGAATGGAGAATATGTATATCTTAATGGTACAGAAAATGCTGTATGGTTTAAAAAGAAATGAACTTGAAAATTAAATAGTAAATGTAAAAAAAATTGGTTTATGCACTCTACTTGAAGTAGTAAATTTCATCCAACAGAAAAAAACCATAAACTATTAGCTGAATTAATAGAAGATAATAGTAATGAATGAGATTTGGTAATTGATACTTGTATGGGTAGTGGTTCAACTTGAATAGTTGCTAAAAACTTAAACAGAGATTTTATTTGAATTGAACTAGATGAAAACTATTTTAATATAGCTAAAGAAAGAATAGAATGAAATGTATAACAGATAATAAAAAGAAATGCACTTGTAATAAAATACAGTGTGATAACTATGACCCGTATGGAGAAGAAGAACAATATTAACTTATTGTACAAATAAAGTGAACAATATTTATTGTTAATTGTCTTTAAATAGCTAATTTAATATTTTTTTGACAAATTACAATCAAATAAGATATAATTTATATGTACCAGTAAAAAGGTATTACTTTAATAAATAATTTTATGTTATGAAAAAAGCTGTATTTTCTAAATCAGAAATAAAAGCACATTATGAATATAGAGAATCTCAAATATCTAAAAATATAGATAAAAAATTCTTTAAAAGAAGCTATAAGGAGATATTGTTCTTATGAACACTATATATATTAGTTTTAATGGTATGAAACTTTTATTTATGAATAAATACTACTAATGCTAATATAGACATACTTAATGAAACAAATTTAAGTGATTGTAGAATGGTGCAAGATGAAAATTCACACATTAAAAAAGGTAATGGTTCTATGTATGCTTATGATATTGCTTGTATTAGATGACAAAGCTTTGAAGTTAAAACACCAAACTTTAAAAAAGAATATGTAGTTAAATATATTTGATATGATAAAAGAATAGGTAATTATATTACAATTAAACATTGAAATTTGTATTTTATATACTGACATACTACAACTACTTTAAAGGTATGAGATAGATTAAAAAACAATACTGTTATCGGTAAGACCGATGTTAGCTGAGTAAGTCAAAATTACCATCTACATTTAGAATTATGGTTAGATAAAGAAAATATAAGTTTTGAATATTTTAATTGAGATATAATTAAAGCTGAAAAATCTTTTAAAATTAGAGAACAAAGAGGTTGGATTACTGATTTAGAAATGAATATAGAAATACAACAATTTATTGAAAAACACGAATGATTAGAATTAAAAGCATATTGGGACATAAACCATTGGAGTATTTGAGTTTGAACACCTAGTTATAAATGAGAAGTAATAAATATAGAAGAAGCTAGAAAAAGATCAAGAGTAAGAATCCAAAGAGATGTAGAAAAATATAACCTAAGACAATACCCTTTAAATGTACAAAAAGCAGTTGCAAGTTTTATTTATAATATATGAAGTTTAAATAATGACCAACAACGGAAACTAGAAAATTGATTTTATTCTGCATTATGAAATGATTTTAAACAATATAATTGATATTATAAAAATTGAAAAAAAATAGTATTATCTTGATTGGAAAAAAGAAGATCAGATGAAGATAAACAATTAAAACTTTAACTTGCAAAACCTCTATTAATATATATAATATATATGCTAATAAATACATAGGAAAGTAAACATAAAAAAACTACAAAAAAACACCGATTATGGTGTTTTTTTGTATTCTGATCTAAAAACTCTTAATTGAGATGCTTTATTATAAATATTTTCTTCATTTTTTGGAATTTCTTTATTTTTTCATGTTTTGTAAAAAAAGAGTGCTTTCTCCAAGCTTTTATCAGTTATTTTGAATGTTCTTACGGGAGAATAAAAAAGTCCTTTCTTAGCTCAATATTTTAGTGTTTCTAGCTCACACTTAACTCTAGTTCACTTATATATCTCATAAATCCGATAATTTCAGTCAATATAGGCATAACAATTATTATGTCAAAATCATCATCATTTTTCCAGGATCGAATCTATATTCTTTTTTGTTAAAACTCAATCATTAACAGCTTTTAAATATATACTATTTCAATTAATTAATCACAATCAAAAAGCAAATCATTGTTTTAATTTTTTATCAAAACTATCATTAAAAATATTTTCTTTATCTACTATAACTTGAGTTCAAGATCTTTTAGTAAATAAATAAGCAGAAGCTCAATATATTATTTCAAATATAGCTCATCAAATATGTAGTTTTCATATATTTAGAAAATAATCAACTAATCTATTTCAAGTTGAATATTTTAACCAAATATCATAAGTTAATGCTAAAATCATCATCTGAGTAAAAACTGTACAATCATTTGCAAAATCATTACTTATATTTTGGTTGTAAATATGTTTTTTAAATTTTTTAGTAAAATTATACATAATTTTTATTAGCTTAAATGTCTTTTTTCCCAAGGTGTAACATAATTATTGCTTGTGTCTTTTTTTATCTCCATTTTAACTTCTTTTCATTTAAAGTCTTTAAGATCTTTAGGTGTTATATAGATATTTACTTTTCTTCACATAATAATTATTGTTTAATAATTATTGTTTAATAATAAAATTTGTTTCTATTGGTTCTTCTAATTTATCTACAATATAATCTAACTTATTATTTATATCTGTAAAATCTTGAGAATGTCATTCTTCAATATCTAGTAAAAGTTCAGTATTACAAGCTTGAACATAAAAGAAATAAGCTATTATTGCTAATAATAGTATAACTAAACAATCTTGCCAAGTTATGTTACTTTTTCATAAATTTTCCATCTTCTAGGTTCTTTTTATAAGATAATAAATATTTTTCAATAAAAACTGGTGTACTATATCATAATTTATGTATTTTTCTAAGAATACTTATAGAGTCTGATATAGTTATAAATGCAAACATTGTAGACATAAAAAAGCTTCATGTGTGCAATGTTGTATCTAATGAGAGTCAAATAACTAAGAATATTCAATATATTAGTATTTTAGAGGCTCATTTAAAGAATTTACTTAGTTCAAACTCTATTTCTTTGAATGCTATTACCAGTCAAAGAGTAAAGTCTATAAAGTATCATAAAAAAATTATAAATATTGCAAGTTCATTTCAGCCTATGAGGGTCGTAAAAAATAGAGTAAAAATAGTTCAAATTCCTTTTATTTGTATATCAGTTGCAAAGGTTGTAAGTAATATACCCGTTGCTGTATTAGTAGTGTTAATTGGCATATATTTAAAATAAAAGCTTTAAACTCACTACTTTTAATAATAGTAATTTTAAAGCTTTTTACAAGTTATTTTTTATATTTAATCCATCAAAACATTCTAACACCTAAATAAACTAAGCTTTTTTCAATCATACTGGCTCACTCTACATTTAAAGCTTCTAATAACATTAGATCTATTTGTTTTCTAGAATATTTAACATTATATTTAGAATAACCCCAATCATGCAAAACATAACTAATATATCTTGTAGGATTAAAAAATATTCTTAAAAGTCTAGGTATTGTTCAAAAATCAGTTTTAAATCATTTTAAAATTATTATTTTTTCTTTTTTATTAGAATAATCTAACAACCAAATAAAACTTTCTCTAACTTCAAAATATTTAGTATTAGGGATTTTTTTTAATAATCAATTCTGTTTCATTGCAACAGTAAATTTCATAATTTTATATTTATGATTTAAGTTTTTCTCTTAATATTTTTTCAGCTTGTGCATATAACATTTGATAATTAATAGAATTAATTTTAATTGTTTCAGCTAATTCTTTAGTAGTTTCTCAATCTACACACAAAGCAGTAAGAAATACAGATTCTCAACCAGATAAAACCTTTTCAGCTTCTCTAAGTTTTAAATCAAAAGTTTGTTGTTCATCTCTAGTATATTTTTCATTAATGATTTCTAGAGATTCTACAAACTCTTTATAAGCTTCTTTTTGAATGTTTTCTTTTCTGATTTCTTCTTTTTTTTGATCTAATATAAATTCTCAATCTATAAATAGATATTTTCAAGCCTCCCAATCAGTTGGGAAGCTATCAATATCTTCTATTATTCAATCTTTACTTCATATCATTCAAAATAATGCTTTTCAACATTTTGTTTGATTTTCTGATACAAATTCAATATTTTCTCAAATATAAATTGAAGAATTATCTTTTTTGTTTATTAATGTTTTCATGGTTTTATAAATTATACATTATTTCTGTGAACTAAAACTTCATCACTACTAATTACAGTTCAATAATCTAATTCAGATCCAGGTGTTAATCAAGTTACTGCAGTAGAAATACCTCATAAAGTAGTAACATTTTTCGTTTCTCAAGTTAATCAATCTTCTTGTAGTACTCAAATTAAGTTATCTAAATCAGACACATTATAGACTATTCAAGTTCAATTAGTACCTCAAGCTTCATAAGCTAAAAATACTTTTGAACTATCAATCAAACAAGAAGCTGGATGATTATATATACTAGTATCAAATTCAAATTGGCTTGAGCTAATAATATCTGTTCATTTAATTTTTGCTATTATTGAAAATCAATCATCTCATCAAGTTTCTTGAAATGACATATAAACCTTTTGTCAATTAATTGTAGTACAAGTTACTTGTCAAGCAGATAATGAAAATAAATCTAAACTTTCTCATCAAAATATTATTTCATTTCAAGATATATTAGCGACTATTCATTTTAATTTACTAGATATTATGTATCATATAAAAACTTTATCTTTTCATAATGTAACAACTTCTGCACTACCACTATGACTTCAAGCATATCTTACCTCTGTTCAATAAGATATATCTGTTCAAGATATAATTCAAACTATTCAATTAGAATTACTTGTTCATTGAACATAAGATATAAAAATCTTATTAGTATCAATACTTGTGCAAGATATAGTATAATTTACATTAGATCATTCAAAAACAGTAGGTGTTCAATAAGAAACTATAGTTCAAGAAATCGTTGCTACTATTCAAGTTCAATTTGAATTATTATAAGCTATAAACATTTTATCTGTATCTATTTTCTTAGTTACTATTTGTTCTATTAATGCTGTAGTATCAAATATATATTTACTTCAATAAGATATAGTTGTTCAAGATATGGTTCAAACTATTCAAGTTCAATAATTATTAGCACCATCTCTAAAGGCTATAAATACTTTATCTGTATCTATTTGTGTTACATAATGATCAAAAGTGGTTGCAGTAGAAAATATAGCAGAAGATCAATAAGAAATTGTATTTCAAGAAACAGTAGCTACTATTCAAGTTCAAAAACTAGAATTTCATTCATCTCTATAAATAATAAATGCTTTATCTCTATCTATTTTTGTTATTGATACTGAACTTATAGCTCAATCAAAATTAGTATTATTTCCATATAAACCTAACGGGCTAGTAGCTCAAACTTCTCAACTTTCTAACACTTTAACTATTTCTCAAGCTAATAAATCTTCTGATAATTGAAAATCTCTTCATCCTCAACTAGCTCATCAATCCTCAACCCACTCAACTCAATTATAATTTTGATATGTTCAAGTTGTAGTATTAAATATTTTCATTGAAGCAACTGGGCTTACAATAGCATCTCTTTCAGTTGTTGTTAAATTTGGAAAAACTAATGGATATTTATTATTTATATGTCATTTAGTGTTTCAAATATTTGCTGTTTCTATACCTCATAAAGAATTATGTGTTATAGATGAAGCTCAAATTGAAACTTGTGAATAACTAGGGTCTGGTCATTCTGCACTAAATTCAGCAGTAGAAGCTACTCAAACTCAAACCTTATTGAAATATATTTTTCTTAAAAGTCTATCAGTAGGTCAAAATGTAGTTTCTGGTAAAGTTGCTGTAACTTGATATCCAGCTGAAATAGCTGATGATATTGCAACAGAATTACTAGAAGTTCACAATAATGTTTCAGCTCATCCTAATTCATATTTATAATATTCTACATAATAATTAAATGTAGCTCATGAAACAAGTCTTAATATAGCATTAGAAACTACTGGTCATTCTGGTAACACTCAACCAATAACTCATTCATCTCATATTAATCAACCTCAATATATATCTAATCATGAAATTCAACTTACTTGTGTTAAAGTCGGTGTTCATTGATCAAACCTAGGGTCATCTATTGAATTACAAGATTGTTTATAAAAATCACTATCTGGATCAACTATTGTACTATCTTCTCATAAAGAATAAAATGTTAAAGCTACATTTTGTGATTTTGGTCTACTATCTTGTACTATAATATAATGATCATCAACCCAAGCTAACTCTACTCATCCTCAATTATTTGTTATATCTAATTCAGAAAATCAATTTATTGGTTGGTTTGTTAAAGTTCTTACTACAACAGTTCATTCTCAATGTAATATAGCCTTAAACCATACTCACTCTGGCTGAGATAATGTATCTGGAATTATAATAGTTCTAGTTTCTCAAGACTCTAAATCACAATGATAAATAGATCAGCTTTCATATCAAGAAACCGATAAATCAGTAACTCAATTTCAAGTTAAAGTTACAGTTCTATAATAAGCTCTTGAATCTCAAACTATATCATATCAATCTACTCAATTCGCTTTCAAAAATAAACTTCATCAAACAGTATGATTTATAATAGTTGTTTGTGATCATATTTCTTGAGTTCATCAAGCAGTAGTAATACTACATTTGTTTGTATCGGCTTCAATTGTAACTCTAAATTCATCTGTATTTCAAGCTACTACATCTGGTAAAGTTATTAAAATATCTCATCAACTTGCATCTACCAAATAATGTGAATAAGGTAAAGCTGGATTAACATTAGCAGAAGTTTTTATTGTTGTATAAACAGCTCAAACACCTTGATCTCATTTATCTCATTTATCTCACTTATCTCATTTAAACTTAGTTGCTTTTATTCTTTTTGTTTTATTTGAATCTTCACTATCAACAGCAAGTAATAATTCATCATCTTCTACTATTAAATCAGTTTTTTCTGGTAAATCTTCAACTTTTATTTCTGGAGTTTCAACAAAAGCCCAAAAAAGCTCATCTGTTGGTAGATTTCATGTAGTACCAGTAGTACAAGCATAAAATAATCATAAATATGTTACAGTATCATTAATAACATAAGTTGTTGCATTATCATATTCTCATTTAAAATTAAATGCCATAATTGTATATTTAAAATATTAAAATTAACGAGCTTCTTTCCATTTTGTTTTAGCTATTACCTCTATTCAAGTATGAAAGTTTATTTTATTCATAATATCATCTGCTAATACTTCTCAAGTATCAGCAGTTAAAAATCAACGATCACTTAATGGTTTTGGTCTTTCTTTCCATGTAGACATAATCTTTAGTTTAAATAATAAGAAATTAATTGTAAAATTCAATATTTATTTAGATTTCCTTAACATATTAAATATTCAAATAAATAGATAAACGAACCATAATACCGGAAATATTATAGCTAATATAAATAAAAATAATATGTATAAAATTAATCAATTTGTACTCATTATATCTAATTTTTAAAGTTATTAATAGCTTCTTGGTCGTATTTTTTAATTAATTCTTTCCAAGCTCAACCTCTAGTGTCTGCTTCTCAAGCTGTTTTAATTAATTTTTGTTTGATTGAATTTACTGGAGAGAATATAGATTCAACCATTCAAATTTGTTCTGCTAATGTATTTGGAGCTCTTCTTCATTCTACCAAAGAAGATGCTACCATATCATCAACTATAGTTTTTAAATTACTAAATAATTCTTTATCTTTTGCAAATTCAGATCATAACTTAGTTTCTATAATATCATCTATTTTTGTGTTTAAGAATTTAACACCATCAGATAAAGCTTTATATTGTTTAGTTCAAGCATCTCAAGCTTTATATAACTTAGTAACTTCATTACTATATGCTTTCTTTAATTCATAAGCATCACTTATATTTAATTTACCATCTCATAAAGAATCAAAGAATTTTTTAAGAATTGGAGTTGCAGGACTTACTTCTGATCATTTAGCATTTAACGCATTTATTATATCATCAGTTATATTATTATCAATGTCAATATTTCAATCAACTTTTTTAACAGCATTTCAAATTCTACTTCATACTTCATCTATATTATTAACAATAGTTTGAGATGCATTTTCTAAAGTGTCTATATCTCATTTTAAAATACCTGTTCTAATATTTTCATAAAATTTTCTAGTATTTTGTTCTACATCAGAAATAGATTTAAGTTTTTGTTTAGGATTTTTTCAAACTGTTCTTGGACTTACTGCTCTACCAGCTAATTCTTTAGTTGTTTTTTTAGTAAATGGAGAAACAACTTTTTCAGTTATAGTGGTTTTTTGAACTGGTATATCAACTTCTAAATCTCAAATTTTTCATTTTTCTGTTTCTAAGTCTAGTTTTTTAAGTAAATCATCATCAGTCTTTTTTCAAACCTTTGATATAACATCTTTAGCTTTTGTTCATACAGTTTCCAATGTTTCTTTTCAAAGTATTCAAGCTTCTTTTAATATATCACCAGTAACTCTTCAACTTTGCCTTATTCATTGTGTACCAGCAGTTCATCCAGCTAGTGTTAAAACTCAATTAATTGTATCTAATACTCATTGTACTCTTGCTCATTTTTTTGGATTATTTTCTTTTAATTCTTCTAAATTTTGTTGTGCTTCAACTAATGTATTAAAAGCTATTTTACCTCATGAAGTTTTAGCTATAGATTCTATTCAAGATTTTAAAGCTTCTTGCATACTTCATTCATCTCAAAACTCGTCAAGTTCAGTAAATCATTCAGCTATTACATCTCAAGTTAAATCTGCTAAAGTTCATAAAAAATTCGCTCAAAATAAAACTCAAGTTTCAATAGCTCAAGGGGCATCTTCTACTCATAAAGTTTTTCAAGCTACTCATCTTCATAATATTTCAGCTCATGCTTTACCTCTTTCTTCAAAAGTTTCTCAGAATCTATCAAAAATAGATTTATCAGTTGAATCTTTATTCTTATCTTCTATTTGTAATTTAATTGAATCTGGATCAATTCAACTATAAGAAACTCATTTATTTTTTGCATATTCTAACACTCAAATAATAGCTTCATCATTATTTCTATATAATCAGTCAGCTATAGTTTTTTGTACATCAGAAAAAAATTGTTCTTGAGTTCTATTACTTTGCTTAACAGAATCAGATGATACTTTATTAATAATATCATCTGTTTTATTTTCTCAAAAGTTTACACTTAATACTTGTGCCATATTCTTAAATTAATAATTTAAACTACTTGATAAATCTATTGTTGGTGTATTTTCTAACTTTCTATTAATATCATCTATTGATAATTCAGTAACTCAAGTTTTTTGTTCTAAAGATTTTTTATATCAATTTCTTAATATTCTTAAATTCTTTTTTAAATCTGCTTCACTCATTTTAAAATATTCTAAATTTGAATTCCCATCTCTTTCGGCTGCCGAATTTAACAATGATGCTGATTTAGTTAATAGTGCTAACTCTGCATTACTTAAAGCCCCGAATGTAGCACCTTGTGCTTTTACTTCTATTAATTTATTAAGAGGTTGTTCATCAAGTAAGAATTGTATTTTGGCTAACATTTGCTCTTTTTGATCGGTCAAAAGTCAGCTGTAAAATGAAGCTCTTCTATCTCAAGAGATATCTTCTATTAGAGATTCGTTATCTGTATCATTTCAAAAGAACGAAGTACCTCATTCCTCCCAATCAACTATCTCATCTATTAAATCAAATTGAGATTGTAATCATTGAATTATAGGATTGTCTTCATCAAGTAACATATCATTATCTTCAATATAATTAACGACTTCTGTTCTTAGTCATGTTTCAGATGCTGGTATATCTGTAATTTTTCTTTCTCATCTTTGAATTTGTTTACCCCAGCTTTCTGCATCTTTGCTATATTTAGCTTTTTCTATTTCTGCTCAAGGTTTATTAAGATGAACAAATCATCAATCACTATTTTGTATTTCTTCAACATTTACAGAATAAGTTCTTCTTTGTTTGTTTCATTGAGAATTACTATCTGTAATTTCAATAGTTCAATCATTTGGATTATATCAAGTAACTATTCAAATATGTCAATTCTCTCAAAACTCTCATTCTGGAACTGGATTCCATACAGCAAGTCCTCAAACTTGTGGAATTTCACTATTAATAAACTCTTTTTTACTAGCATAACTATTTCATACCCAAACTGGCTCTCAAGTAGTAGCACTAATAAGTCATCATTTAGTTCAATATTGATTAGTAAATTGCCCACACCATAAATCTTTACCTGGTATTTGAGAGATTACATTTTCAGCTCATATACTAGCATTAACTATATCATCTCAAGCTACTCATCTGGTAAAATATTTAACACTACCGTCTTTATAGGTTCTTAAAATCTCAAATCATCCATCCTCTAGTTCATTTATATTATCTGTATAACTTTCTTCTCTAACCAATCAAACAACATTACCATCATTATCCTTAACATTTTCAGAAACTCAATCAACTATATATAATAAGTTTCAATTTCTATCCGTTTGATATACTCATTTTTTATTTTTTGCTTCATATTCTCTCTCGTTAGCTAAAAGTTTTAGATTAAACTCATTTTTTCTATTTTCAGCTCTAATGTTACTTTCTTCTATTAATGACATCTTTGAGATTTCACTCATTTCTGATCTTCTGAATTTATATTCTTCTAATTTGTTAGTATATTCTATCTCATCAATACTCATTTCAAATTCTATAACCTCAGCCTCTCTATCTGCTGATCTTTCTAAAAGTTGATAATTTGATAATTCAACATTATATTCATCTATTAACTGATTTATTTCTTTTCTTAATTCTCTTTCTTCTTTTGCAACCTTAGAGTTAACTAAATGTGTAGGCAATCCTTTATTTTCTTCTCTTATTTTATCTCAAATATTATCAAACTCTCTTTTTTTCTTTTGTAAGTCTTTATATGAGCTATTAATACTATCTCTAGAATCTTTTATCTCATCAGTATTATATAAATCTTTAATTTCTTTAGTTTTTCACTTAAGATTATTTACATAATTAGCTGTAGTGTCAGAAAAAGTTTGATCTTCAGATGGTAATTCATAAACTAATTCGTTAGTATCTTCAGCTGTGATGATATTATTATTTCTATTTACATTTAAGTAGCTATCATATCTTAATTTTGCCTCTGGAGTTAAATCTCAAACATTAATTTTTCACTTTGCAATAGCATTATTAAGTTCTTCTCAATTCATTTTAGCAATAGCTTGATTTCTGTTTAAATCTTCTCTATCTATTGATAATTGTCTAAAATTAGCTAGTATTTCAGATTTATTAGCATCATAAACACCCTTATTGTTTTCAATAAAGGATTTAATATCTTTATCACTAACTCAAGAAGTCATCATTCATGTTATTGAATCAATAAACTCTTCTTTAGTAATAGCTATTTCTTCATCTATTTTTGTTCTAATAGGATTTCAAGCTTCATCAATAGTCCATTTATATTTTTCTCAATTTATTTCTCAAATAACCTCATTACCTTTTATTTCTGGAATTCATCAAAATTTATTCTCAATCAAAGAAAGTAAATTTTCTACATTTCCTCATGCTTTTTTAAAACTTTCTACATCAGTTATATCCTTAGATGTGATTTCTTTTATAGGCTCTTCTTCTGGAGTTATTATTGGTTTTTCTTCTATTACTTTTTCTTCAACAATAGGTTTTTCATCTACCACAAAAGGTTCTCAAGTTTCTGGATCTATTCCTTGATCTCTTAAAACTTGATCTGCATCTGCTTGTTGTTTATCTAATTCTTCTTTAGATAATACTGGTTTTTCTTCAACAATAGGAGTTTCCTCTATAATAGGTGTTTCTTCTATAACTGGAGTAGATTCATTAATTAAAGAACCAGCTCAAGTATTAGATACTCAAGTTTCATCTGGGATAATATTTTGATCTTCAACTTTAATTTCTGGATCCAAATTTATTTCTTCTGGATTTGGTAAAGTACTTCAAGCTCAAGTTTTTTCAGTTGGCATATTTTTTTAAATTAAAAACTATTTATATATAATATATATTATATTCTATGAAAATCAAATAATAGTATATCAAGCTCTTAGGTCTGAATTAACAAAAGTTAATCTAATTCAATCTGCAATAAAAGTTAAATCAGCTCTGGTTCTCAAATTATTATCAGCATCTACTAACCATATAGCTCTACTAGCTGATTCATAATTATTTCCATAATTATAGTATCATGAAGTGTCTAATGGCTCTCTATTAGTCCAAGTATCACTAATTCAAGTAGATTCTCAAGGTACTCATGAAGCATTTGTAGTTAAAATATGAACTACATTTAATTCTCACAATCAAACAATATCAACTGTATTATTTCAATCTACTATTTCATGTATTCATTTAGCATATACAGCTCATCATCAAACACTTCATTGTATTTCTATACTTGCATTAATTTTAGGAGCATTAATTCAAGGGTTATTTTCTTTTATTTCATCATCAAAAACTAGCATATCTGGTTTAAATATGCTTGATCAGTTTTTGTTTTCAATTATTTCAGATTTTTTAACAGTCATTTTTAATCAGTAAATGAATATAAAGTTTTAAATCAATACCATCTTGGTGTAACATCTGAATCAGTAGTTCTAAGTATAATTTTATATGTATTTTCTCTATAATTAGTTCAAGCTGAGAAGCTTTGATCTGATAAAGTAAATAATCAATTATTTAAAACTTTTGCATCTGTTATAATATCACAAGAAACAAAATCTTTTCAATTTACACTTGATTGTATTTCTATTGAAGTTCATTCTGGAATTTCACATTTTCAATAAAATTTTTCTTCTTTTTTTACTTTTATTATATCTCATCAATCAAATAACTGCTCTATTATAAATCATTCTTCAATATAAGGTCATTCTGATTGTTCTAAATTAATATATTCTACTCATCTATCTCAAGTTCAGTTATTATATCAATAAAACAATTTTCATTGTGTTTGAAATAAAAAGTCTATACTTCAACTTATTATGTTTCAATTAGATGCTTTTGTTAAATCAACTGTATATCATTTACTAAGTCATCTAATTTTATTTCAATATGATGCTATTCTATCATTTCAAGATTCTCTATCTAATAAAAATATTTGATTATCAGAACTTTCTATATTTTGAAAGTTTCAAGTTGTTGAAACATCAAATTTATTTATTCATAATAATCTAGATCTTTGTTTTTTATTAATTTGACTTAATCTATATCAATCAAGTGCAAAAAATCTAGCTAAATCTCAAAAATCTCCACCAATAACATAATCAATAGCTCAAATTGTTCTAGCATTCTCTAATTTTTCTGATAAATTTATTATTTCTAATGGTTGCTCTTCATTAACTCAATCCCAAATATATAATAATCAGTTTTTTAAAAATACTTTTATATTTCAAGATCAATAACTAATTCAAATTATATCTGATGGGAAAAAATCAAATTGTGCTTCAATTTCTTGTGTATTATGATTAAATTTAGCTATTTTATTACCAGAAGATATATAAGCAATCGTTCAAACAACTAAAAATCTGTGATATCAGCTATTTCATCTTTCTATTAGTTCTAAGTCATCTCAATTTAATATATCTTCATTTACAGTCCAAGAATTATCTATATTAGCATGTAATATACTATTTAATCTCAAAGGAGCACTAGAAGATCATAAATTAGATGTATAGTAATAAGTATCAGATATACTAAAAGAATGATATTCTAAATCATTCTCTGTACTATCAGTATAAACCAATATTTTATCTTCATTAAATATTTTTCAATCATTTCATAAAAAGAATATATTTTCTCATCATAAAGGATTAGGTGTAGAGGCTCAAAGTTTCATCGAACTACTTCATAATTCTGCATCATCTAATAAATTGATAGGCTTTTTTCATAATTCAACAAATTTAGCGAATCTTTTAGTTTCTACATCCTCTCAGTATAAATAAGATCATTCTGGTCAAATAGAATCATCTTCACTTTGTCAAGCATAATGTAAAAGTCTAGAATTTTCAAAATTTTGTGCCATGATTATTTTTTTAAAGAATATTGTTGTTTGTGAATGGATCTTCTCATCAGTAATTTGTTACCAATTCAGCCCGACTTGGTTCTTCATAATTTACTGGTTGATCATATCTACTAGATATTTCAGTAACCATTGTTTCTAATTGTTCTCTATATTCAGCTCTAGCTTCTCTAGCTCATGTTTTGTCTTTATTTATTTCATAAATCATTCATTTAGCCCCTTGAACTATTACTTCATGATATTCAGATAGTTTTCAATCAAAAATAGCAGATTCTGGACTCTCAACAGTTATTCTAGGAAGTTTCATCTTACCTCTAACTTGTATTCCATCTGTTACATCATCAAGAGCTACTGGGTATAAAAATAAACTATCATCAGCAAACATAAAAATAGGAGCTTCTTTTGGTTGATTAGCTTCTAAATCTGCTAAACTTCTATCAAGTTCAGTTATATCTTTAATCTCTGCTTTAACATATTTTCAAGGAGTTACTCAATCAGATTCAAATTCATCATATTTAATCCAAACAGCACTACCACTTGTTATAGGTAATTCATCATATTCTTTTCTTCATGTTTCTAAATCATGAGTATATTCGTTGTAGAATATTTTACTATCAATTTCTGCTTTAATATATTCCACAATTTTAGAGTGTGATTCACTTAGTGCTAGTGTATATGTAGAATCTGGTATATCACTATTTTGAGTGCTAGTAGATATTTTTAACAAGTTTAATAATCATGCTCCATCCATATTAATATAAATTAGAAAGTATTTTTAATTAGTATAATATATTTATATAAAAATTCAAATAAAAAAAAGAGCCGTTAAGCTCTAGTTTTTATTTAGCAAGTTTTTCATTAAGTTCTTCAATCTCTTCTTCTAAATCAATTTTTTGATATTCTAATTCTTTTTCTTTTTTATCAGACTCAAGTTCTGAAACAGTTTTTTCAAGTTCTGTTATTCTTACATGTTGATCTTTGTTTTCTTGTAATTTTTTTAATCTAGCTTCTTGTTTTTCATTTCTTTTTTCTAATCTTTCAAGTTCTTCTCTTTCATTTAATTTTGGAGCTATATCATAACTAGCTTGATAAGCTAATATTTGAACAGCTCTTAAATCTATTTTAATAAGTTCTTTACAAGTATTTATTCTATTACCAAAAGTCATTTCTGTAATTAGACTATGGAACTCAAGCATTTTATTATTTTCTCTAGCTTCTTCAACTCTCGCTTCAATTTCATCACAAGTAAGCTCAGTTTGATAATTTCAAATAGTAGTAATTATCTTAGTTAAATTTTTAATTTCATAATCTTTGTTAGACATAATTTTATAGGTTAGTAAATATAAATAACAAAAGGGAAAACCCCATCAAAAGAGATGAGATTTTCTATTCACTATTTATTAGAACCTTGCCCTTGTGGAGTATTAGCATTAGTTTTAGGAGTAGCATCAGCTTTAGCTTTTGCTTCTGCTTCTGCTTCTGCTATTGCTTTTTCTCTTGCTTCAAGATCTTTTTCTTTATCGGCAATTTCTTTTTCTTTTGCTTCTTTTTCAACTACAGCATCTTCTTTCGCTTTAGCTTCTTTATCAGCAATTTCTTTTTCTCTTGCTTCTAATTCTTTTTCTCTTTCTTCAAGAGCTTTTTTCTTACTATCAGCTTCTGGATCACTCGCAGTTACTACAGTAATATTACCATCTTTTTTATTCTTAACATCAATTTGATGTTGAATAAATTCTTTTCTAATTTTTTGAGATTCTTCGTGATCTTTTTTTAACAGAGCTTTCACATCTGTTTCAAAATCAGTTATATCTTCTGGAGTATGTTCACAAGATTTTTGATTTTGTTTCATATTACCAGTTTTATAAGCTTTGATTTGATCATCAGTTAGTTTGGTAAATCTAGTTTGATTACCATCTAAGTCTAGAAGTAAATCTCAACATTTTCTCATGTGAGAATATTTTTTACGATTTACTATAACAACTCTACCGAACTTATTTACAGTTCTACCTAAGATTGCTTCTTCCTTAGCTCTTTTTCTAGCATCTTGAGCGACAGCCGAAACTGCCTTTACTCAATCTGCTTCTAGGATTGGATCTGCACTCATGATTGTTTTATTTAAAAAGTATTATTATACAGCAATTTGTACATCAACTGTTTTTTCTGCACCCTCAGTAAATAGTTTTGTACCAAATTTACTAGCACCTTTCACTATAGAAGCGAATTTAGTAGTATTTTCAGCTACAGTAGAAACATATACATTAGGTTTAATATTAGAACCAAAACTTATTGGTTTACCTTGTACAGCAAGTGAATGTCTAGTACCAGTAGCTTCAATTAATTGAAGTGTTTTATATATATTAAATCATTCAATTTCCCCAATTAAACCAGTTTCTAATCTTCTTTCAGCAGTTTCAGTTGCTCTAGTTAATTCTGGAGATTTTAAGAATAGAGCGATATCTTTTGGTTTTAAAGCTATTTTTCTATCATTTCAAGGAATTAAGTTATCATCCATAAGAGTGTTAATATTAATTAACATTCCTACAATGTTGTCTTTACTTGTTATGATAGGGAAACCAGCACCACCATTAGTTGCTACATCCATATCTCCATCATCAAATACATAACCTGCATTTGGATATTCTCAGAATATTTGTTTATCATATTCTCTATTAAAACTTTCCATAACATCCATTAAAGCTTGGTTTCTTGGATCTACATAAGTTTCAACATCTTCTTCAATATTGATTGTAAATGCAAAATATCTTCTTTCAGTTAATGCAAAAGTTTCATCAGTAGAGTCTAAGTCTTGTAAAACAATAGAATCATTAAATGATGCTAAGTTTTGAACTTCTATTTTAGTTTGTCTAGCGAAATGTACAGTATCAGCACCTACAAATCTACCATCCATTTTAGTGTTTGCAAAGTTGAACCCTACAAATTTTTCTCTTAATTGATCTTGAAGTCCGTCTTCCCAAACTTCCTTTATTTCGTTGCTTAAATCATTAGCCATGGGTATAAAAATTATTGAAATATTATTTATTATTTAATAATTTTTTTGAAATTTGACTATAATTCTCTTAAATTTCATCATTAGAGCTTCTATCAAAGGCAAGACCTCCGAATTTACCTCTAGAAAATGATTTATAAGCATCTTGTCAAGTTCTATCTAACTGTTTATAATCACTATAAGGCAGTTTTCACTCAAATTGTTGCTTAGTTCAAGGTTGTCAATGTCAGATATTCATTCTATTTGAATTATTTTGATTTTGTTCAAACGAAGTAGCTCCAGATAATTTTACGATGTCTTCTAAATTATATCAGCCATCAAATTGTTCTCTTGCTCTTTTTGATTGTTCTTCATCTAAATTAGATTCAGATAGAAAATTATTAAATTTTTCTTCTTTTTGCTTTTTTGAAAGGAGTTCATTGAATTTTTCTTCATTGAAATCTCATTCATTTGGATTATCATTAGTCTTAATTTTTTTATTAAGATCTCAAATAACTCCTCTTGCACTCATTAACTCTGATTTACCAGATAATGCTATTTCTCTTAGTTCTTCTGGAGATAAATCATTTATATTATCCTCAGAAATCTCATCAAACTTTACCATGTTACTGTTGGTTACAGAAATAAATTGTTTAATGTCTATTTAAAAGACAAGTATTCTTTTTGTGAGAGAATAAAACTCGTATATCTAAATTAACATTTTTCTTTTTTTTGTCAAAAGTTTTTTATGTATCGTTAGGTTCATCATCATCTGGATCGAATCATTGATCGTATATTGGCATTATATCAGATTCTTTATATTCTGCGAAAGTTTCTACTTCTTCCATATTTCATGGGATCTTTAAAATATTTTCCATTGCTTGTAAATATATTCATTGATTCTCTAATACTTTTATTACTTTTTTATCATTAAAATCAGCATTTGTAGTAGATAATCAAAGCTCTATTTTATGAAGCTCAGCTAATTCAACCAAAACAAGCCATCAATCTTGCTGAGTTAATGACTTTAAATCTCTAAGCTTTTCCTTAGTGAATCTTTTTTTTAATTTTTCAATTATATTATTACTATTTAACATGTTTTTTATTTTTAAATGAGATCGGGAAACTTTTCAAAAGGCGATTAAAAAAAGTTTAATTACAAGTGGTAGCTAAACCGATATATTAATTAATCATTATTAGTTATTCATTTATTAAGCCAAAAAGAAGCTTCTTCTAATTTAGTTAAGCATAAACTTTTACCTCTAGAATTATCAACATTTTCTTGAATTAATTTGTCTAATTCCTCAAATTTATCTCTAAATACTTGCATTTTTACAACTTGAGCATCATTCGGTTTTATATATTGATATCACATCTTTAAATATAGTTAAAAATAAAAGCTTATATAGTAGAAACACCCACCCAATCACAAGTAGATGCTTCTAGTATATAAGCTTTTGTGATTGGATTTTTGTTATAAATTTATAATAATAATTTTCAATCAAAAGACAAATCTTTTTTAAACATTTGCTCCGACTGCTTCCGAACTATTATTCTCAGATAATTCACTTGCTACAATGTTTCATGCTTGAGCTTGACCCATTTTGTCTACTTTTCACATTTCTTGTGGTGCTGGATTGTTTAATTGTTCTCACATATAAGCATTCATATATTCATCAATAATTTCTTGTTTAGCTGGAGAATCTTTAGCTAAAGAGTAAATATTTATAAATGATTGATAATCTTCTCATTGTTCTGGAGAGTTTGGCTTTTCTTGGAAAGCATTTAATAGATTTAATCATTGTAAAGCTCTAGTTTCTGATGGTGTATAGTCAAAATATTGCATATATTCATCTCTCTCAAATCATCCATCACTCATATAATTTCTCATATATTCATTAAAAGCATGAGTTCATTGTTTTAAGTTAGCTAAAACAGTTCAAATCATAACTGATCTTCTAGCAAATCTTTTATTTTTCTTATTTTCTTCTTCTGCTTTACTTACTACTTTTACTATAACTGGGTAATCAAGTAAGAAATCTGATCTTTTAAACTCAAAATTATCTGAAATACCTTGTCATTTTGTCAATGTAACATACTTTTTACTTGATGATGGTAGATTATAAACATAATATTCATACCATAGCTCCCACCATAATTTTTCCTCTTTCATCATCAATGTATTTGAATATGAAAGTAATTGATTTATATTTTTTGTAAGTGAATTTATCTCTGCTTTTGTTTGGTTTCATTCTGGAGAAACACCAAAAGCAATACTTGATAATCCAGTTTCTTCTTGTAGTCCTTGCTTCAATGTTTGCCTCATCAATTGTGGCATTTGTCAATTGGTTTCTAACGGTTCCATCCATACAGCATTATTCATATTCTCATCATCTTTTAGTTTGACTGGAACATTTCTACCTCATGGCTTCTTTTGATTCATTGATTTTATATCAATCTTTTTTGTGTTTATATATCTATCAGCTCACATGGCATTTTTTCTTGCCAGGATCATTTCAAGATTTAATAAGATTGATTCATTGTCTTGATATTGTTCTGTTTCATCAAATATAGATATACCAAACCATGATCAGAAAATTGGTTTAGCTCTTTTTACAATTACTGGGAATTTAACTCTAGAAATATCTTTCTTTTGAGCTTTGGTTCTTGGCTCTACTTCTGTAATAGATATTAATAATGTTCTACTATTAGCCCATTTTGTGTAATATTTTCTTCAATTATATTTAATGAATACAGTCAAAATATCAGCTATTTCATCATCTCAAACCATTGTATTATAACCTTGAGAACTATCTCTAGCTTGTTTGTTTAGATTTACTTCTGTAGATGTAGCTCATTTCATTATTAAATGAGTATTCATTAATGATCAACCATTTTTTTCATCATCTGCTCTAAGTTCTCAAAATTCAAACCTTTCTTCAAATCAAATAAATCTTTTTACTTCTCTTGAACTCCAGTCTTGAGGATCTGGAACTACTGCAAGTGGATCAACAGTACAAGCTATTGGCTGGTCTTCTACTTCATCATATCAAGTAAATACTTCTACAGCATTTCAAGTAATTCAAATATTCCATGATGACAATGTGTCTAGATCAAACTTATCCATTGTTTCATAGTCATTTTTAGCCACTTTATTAGCATTATTTCAAGCTTCTTGTGCTCTAATATCAGTTCATCTTGATATAAATGAAACATCCATTCAATCTAATGTATTGATCGACATGAATAGTTGCATATATTTCCAGATAACTCTTGAATAAATTTTTCAAAGTTTTTCTGGGGTAGGGAATAATTTTTTTAATTGGTTTCTTTTCTTGTTTCTTTTTAATTGTACATGTGTTAATCATGCTTGATACATGTTTTCTACTTTCATTCTTAGTGCACTAGGATCAGCTTTGATACCCTCTATAATAGCATCAGATTCTTGTTTTGACCAGATTATTGACATAATGTAAAAAAATTAAGTAAGTATTTTTTATTATAATAATTATTTTTATAGATTTAACAAATTTAAAAACAATCATCAATATCAACCTCATAAACTTCTCAAACAAAATCATCTTCATCTAGTCTTTCATTCTCTAACCATTTACAAGCTCTAAACATATATCATAAAGCATCAGCATCATGACTAGACTCGTGATTATGTAGTGGATAACCTAATCATAATCCAGATGTATGATCCATTTTTTCTCTATACTGAGCGATTAAATCCAGTAGTTTCATTGGTAATAATTTCGGTCAAATTCAACATTCTAGTCTTTCATCTACCCAAAGATTAGAAAACATATCTCTAGCTAAATTTATTCTATCCATAATAGCATTATCTCTAGTTAATTGTTTAACCTTATATCATAAATCTCTGAAATAATCAGATGTACTAACTCAATCATTTTGACTTCTTTTCGCTCAATCATGAGGAGTAAATACATAGTCTAATTTATATCAAAGTTTTGATAATTTAACCGTGTGTAAATCTTTAACAGATAGATTTGATCATCTGAACCGATCTATAATTCTTATTTCTTTTCATATTATTTGAAAAAAGATACAAGCCATTGCATCAGCCATTCATAAATCTGTCGCCAGATGAACTGGATAAGCTGGATCTCTATTAAACTTACATAATCTTCAATCTTTTAATAATTGTTGGATCTCTTTTTTATAATAAGCTCATTCTACAATAACTTCAAAAGCTTCTTCTAAGAATGATGGATATTCTCTACCCATCTTACCTTTTAACCTTTTCTTTTTCATTTGCCACCATTTCTTTTGATTTTCCGTTAATCAAAATATTTCATGAGCTTCTTCTAGCTTTTCAAAATATCTAATTGTTTCAGTTGTTAATTCTAGATGTGGATCATCTAGAGTATATTCTGGATCTTTCCACCATGGAACAAAAAATAGTTTTGGTTCTAAGTGATTTAATTTTTTCCCAGTAAGTTGTAATTGTTCAGCTTCTTTAACAATAAAATAAAACTCATTTTTTCCCTCTGCTGTTGATTCAATAAAGATTAATCCTCATTCTCAAACAGCTTCCATTGCACCCGAGATGATTTCTTGAGCTTTTTCTGGAGATTTGTGAGCTATTTTTCAAAACTCTGAGATATGTAAAAATTGTAAAGTTCAAGATCTAAATGAAGTTGAAACATAAATAGAAGAACCATTACTAAATTCTAGTGTACTTTCATTGTTCTTTACAATTTTACATTCTTCTTTAATTTTTTGTCAAAGTTTATAAAAGTCTGAATTTTCTTCTGTGTTTGGTCATCCTAAATTATCATAAGGAAATTTAACTTTCTTTTGAAATATTTTATAAGCATTTTCTAGAGTATCTGCAATAATTCAAGCTGATATATTCTCATTAAATATACATTGATCAGTAAAAAACAAGTCAATATCAGTTGTAAAACCTCTTTGCCTTGCTTTTGGTATCACATTGAAATAATGTAAATTCTCGTTCAAATAAAGCTGATCATCATTTGGAATAAATGGAACAACTCTCGCTTTCTTATCTTGTATATAATATAGAGTTCAAGAGTGCATTCTATTTTTCCAGTCGCTTAAAGCTTCTTGAATTGCTGTTAATTCTTCTTGTTTATTCATTAGTGATTGTTAGATTTTAAATCATTTTCTTTTTTTTGTAATTCTTGAGCTGAATCTAGCATTGTTCAAAGATCCTCAATTTTTCTATGTAAAAACCAGTTCATTTTTCACTCAAATGTTTTATCATGATCATTTATAGCTACTCATAATTCATGAGCGATTGCATCTATTATTTTTTGCATAATGTGATTGGTTAAAAGTTACAAAGTTACACTATTTTTTAATCATTTACTACAGTTTTATCTCTTTTAGATGTTAGAGCCCCAATTAATGATCAAGTGTTCTTAATTTCTCATGAATGTTTTACATCTGTTTCAATTTTATCTTTGTATCAAAAAACATTCTTTCAAATAAAGATAGCAAATTGTCAGTTATATAATCATTTAAGTGAATTTTCAAGCCAAATTTTCTCTTGATTCTCTTTACACATGCGATATGTGTCGGAAAAAAGCTTTTTATCTTCCTTATCTTCTCAAATATATTTAGGATCTTTTGCTTGATTACACCAATGATTAAAAGTATCACGATGTATTTTAATTTTATAACAAAAACCTTGTTGAGTTGGTAAATTATTAGCAAATTCTTTAGGTTCTATCTTTTCAAATTCGTTTTTACCAGTTGTTACAATTTCTTCCATCCTATTTGATTCTACATCAAAATATTCTTTTAATTGATCAATATATTCTTTTTTAAATTTTGTATGTACTCACATATTAAAAAAAATTAAAAATAAATTCTATAAATATATTATATATATCAATCAAAAAAGCAAGTTACATGTAACCGTTACATTCAGTTACAAAAAAGTTACACTCACTTTATAGGATAACAAAGCCAAGGTTACATAAAACACATAAAAAAGCGAAAAAAATCCCACAGTCTTTTTTTTTATAATTTTTAAAATCTTCTAGGTTTTTTATTTTATATTATATATATATTAAATTAAATATAAATGTAACTTGTGTAACTATACCGTAATAAAGCGAAAAAAACACTTGTAACCCAATGTAGAGGTTACTGTAACCTTACCAAAATAGAATAAAATAAAAAAAAAGTTAAAAAAAGTTTTGACAAAAATAAAAAAAAGTATATACTTACTATGTAGTCAAGTAAATAACACATTTCAAAGAACTACAATTATTTTAAAACTTTACATATATATTATGAAAACTGAAACAATTGGAGCTAGAACATATATAATTAATACTGAGGCATTAACTATAGAAATTAGAAATACAAAAGGTAGAACTGTTAAATGTTGGAGATTCTCAAATGAAGTAAGAATTAATGAATATATGGAAACAATGAGAAGTAGATTAAAAGCACATGAAGAATATAAAGAAAAAAGAAAAGTATGATCAATGTTTTACAGTTCTCGGGGATATGAACAAACTAATGTAGATTTCTACCAAGTAATAGAAAAAAAGGGAATGACATTGAAATTAAGAAGAATAGGAGCAGAAAGAGTTGAAACACATAGTAGTATGAGTGAAGATGTAAAACCAGTTAAAGATTCATTCAGAGATGAAGAAATATTAACAAAAAGAATAAATAATTACTGAGATATAAGTTTAAATAGTTATGCTTCTGCAAGTTTAATTGAAGATGAAAACAGAACATTCTTTACATCATCTCGGGCTTAATAAAAAAAATTCAAGGATCCTTAATTGGATCCACCTATTTTAAAATATAATTATATAAAAAAATGTTAAAAGTAACACCACAATGAAATTTAGTTACACCAGATCCAGAAAATTATTTTTCAATTAATATTGAAAGAGCAGAAGTAGCTCACATGGTAGACTGAAAAATCAAATCTTATATAAATTGTTTAACAAATAAAGAGATCCAAAATTTTATAAATTTAGTTTCAATAGATGGATTTCTAACATATTACGAAACTTTTAATTTAATAACTTACTAAATTATGTGAATGTTTGATACAGTAGAAATTGATAAAGATATTAAATGTCCTCATTGTTGAGAATCTCTACAATGACAAGACTTCCAAACAAAAGAAATGGATTGTGAATTGACTACCTATTTAATGAGTAATGATAGCATTAATTATTGTTATTGAAATTGTAATAAATGTAATCAATGGGTAGATATAAAAAGAATACCAGAAAAATTTGAAGCCTCTTAATTTAACAATAACTAATTATAAAAATGAAAATTACTGACAATATTAAAAATATTATAGATCAAGGATCTTTTGAAGAAAATATATTTTTTCTACCAAAAATACAATTAGATAGAAAAGATTATCTAGAAGTAAATAAAATTTTAGAAAGTCTTTGAGGAAAATGGAATAGATCAAAAAAATGACATGTATTTAATTGAACTCAAGAGGAACTAGAATCAGCATTATTTGAGGTTCTGGAGGCTGGGGAAACTCAAACCTTAGATGAGATTAAAAAACAATTTCAATTCTTTGAAACTCCACAAAAAGTAGCTCAAGCAATGATTGATGAATTAGAATTAAAAGAATCAGATATAGTTTTAGAACCAAGTGCATGAAAATGAGCTATTTCTGATTTAATTATTAAAAACAAAAAAACATTAGTAGAATTAAATAAAGAATGCTTTGAAGTATTAAAAGAAAAAGAATTTTATAATGATGATTGTAGAGTTATAAACAGAGATTTTTTAGAATGTTATGCAAAAGATTTATGAAAATTTAACAAAATTATCGCAAATCCACCATTTTCAAAAAATCAAGATGTAAAACATATATTACACATGTATGATTTACTAGAAAAATGATGAAGAATCGTTTCTGTGGCATCTTCTATGATCCAACATAAAACAACTAAGCTACATGAAGAATTAAAAGCTTTAAATCCAGAATTTATAGAAGTTGAAGAATGAGCTTTTAAGGAATCTGGAACAATGGTAAATACTGTTATTGTAATTCTTAATAAATAATATTATGTCAAAAGATTTAAATAAAAAATTATCAATGGATATAGAATATCCAGAGCAAATAATGAAAAAAGTACCATATCATAAAATAAGACATAGTTTATTAAGTATGTGAAATCACATAAATTCAAGCCTATCTTTACTGGAATTAATATTAAAAGATCGCCTACAAGAAGAATATTTTAAAGGAAAAGATGATTTTAAAAATCCATTTTATCTAATAAAAACACTAAAAACTGCTTGAAAAAAAATTAGAGAAGATTCAAAATGATTAATTTATTTTATTGATAATCAAGAAAATGATAGTTGAAGTAAAAGATAAAAAAACAGAAAAAACTATACTTGATGCAAAAGTATGAGTAATAAAATGATCTACTATAAATGATCTGGAATTATTAATATTGTTTAAAGTCGCCTTTATGATGACACAAATGAATATTAGGCATTGAATCTGAAAAATGGAAACTTTTGATGTAGATATGTATAACAGATTAAAAATAGAAATAAAAATTTTTGAAATAAATAAAACAAATATAGATACAAAAATGGTAGAAACAAAAAAAAAGCTAGAAAAAATGATGATCGAATTATTTGAAAAAGAATTTATTTTAGATCTTAAGGAAATTTAGTATAATACAATTACAATTTTAATTTAATAATATTTTTACACATGTTAAAAAATATAAAAGTTTGAGATAAAATAGTGTATAGTCGGTATGCAAAAAAAGAGTTTATTTTGGTTGAATCTATTGAAGATTTTGAAGAAACTAGAACAATCAAAAAAGAAATAGATTGAAAAATAGTAGAAAAAGAAGTAAAAACTTGAGAAAAAACTACTCTGATCAATGGAAAATATTCTATAAAATGACCATTAAGAGCACCAACACCTCTTGAACTAGAGGCTTGAGAGTTTATTTGAATAAAAAAATAATCATGAAAAATATAGGATTATGATTTGCATCCCTAGCAGAAAAAGTATTTTTAGGGAAAAGTAAAGATCTATGAAATTGACATAGAAAATTTACTTGAGATAAAAAAGATATTACAAATGAATTTTTACATATCTGTGAACAATTTTTTAAAAAGTGAGAAAGTAGAGTAATAAAAAAAGAAAAACAAGAAGAAGAAAGCTTATATATACATATAGCAAACACAAAAAAAGCAAAAGAATGATTAATTAAAAGTTTAAAATTTGAACTTGAAAGATGAGAAGTTTGCGACTTTTGTCAAAAAACTTGAGATGAACAATTTGACCTACCAGAAGAAGATCAAATTTGTAGTTGTGATTTATTAAATATGAGTGAAGAAGATTTTAAATAAAAGTTTAAAATAAACTTTGACAAAAATAAAAAAAAGAATAAAATAAATATACTATTTTATAATTAATAACTTTAAAAAAAATGATTCCAGAAAAAATAGTTAAAAAAGAATTGAGGGAAGAAACAGCACAAATTTTAGAAAAATTAGTTAAATATTGATATAGTAATATTGAGCTATGAGAATTGCTAAAAGAAAATAAAACAGTAAAGGTAAAAATTGGATGATTAAGAACTAAAAAATGAGATTACCCAATATCACTAGAGCAACTTAGACCTATAACAAAAAAGGCAAAAGATTTATTAAAAAGAATAGAAGAAAACAATAAAAAATAGATCCACATTTATAAATTAATTTAATAATTAATGAAAGCTAGTGATAGAATAAAAAAAGAAGTGGATTTGCTAGAACATGTTAAAAAAAGGCTCTGACAAGACTGAAAAGAAAAACAATGAAAAGTTTTTTTTACAGCACATAAAGATGATCATGATGCAAGTTTATGTGTTTGGGTAGATAGATCTAAATGATATAAAGATTTTTCTGAACACCTTGGAGCATGAACAATTATAGATTTTGAAATCCATTTTCAAAAAATAGAATTAAAAGATTCTATAAAATACCTTTGTGAAACATATTGAATAGAGTGAGAAAAAACAGAGTTTAAAAAATCCCCTAAAAGAGCTGATCTTGCTGAAAATTTTGAAAATTATAGAATGACTTGAAATACTTCTTGATTTTCCAGATGGTTAGAAAAAAGATGAGTAGGTTATGATCAAATCCAACAATTTAAAGATCCAATAAATGAACTGGCAAAAGAATTTTGATTTTGTGAAAATGTTCGGATTTCTGGAATTGGTAAAGATTCAATTTATAAAGATGTTATTATTTTTCCTTGTCTAAATTGAGATGATGAAAAAACTTTAACTGGTGCTAAAATCAGAAGAACAGATGGAGAAAAATTTATCTATAAATGATGAGCTCTAAAAAGTGTTTCTATTTGAAAGCCAAAAGATTATAAATGAGAATTTGAATTTTCTACTTGAATAATATATGATAAAATTTCTGATGACTATGTAATAATAGTTGAATGAGAAGCAGATTATGCAATATTAAAAATTCTTGGTTTTGAAAGTGTTATTTGAAATTTGTGAGGAGTTTCTGCATGAGCTGATAAAATCCAATCAAAAGTAAAGAAAGTTAAAAAAGTAATTAGTTTTTATGATAATGATCCAGCATGAATTAAAGCAAATAAAGAATTAGTTAAAAAAATTTGAAGACCTGTAAGAAGAATTATTTATCCAGAAATAGAGTGAAAAAAAGATTTTGATGTAAATGATCTATTTAATATGTGATATACAAAAGAAGATTTTGAAGAACTTCTTGAAAATTCTGAAATATTAGATCTTGAAACTGCAAAAAAAGAATTAGAAAAACCAACAAAAAAAGAAGAAACTCCAGTATTATATAAAGATAGATTTTTTTATAATAATACAAAAATGGAATATTTTGATGTAAAAGATTTTAATTTTAAATGATCTTACACTTTAGCAAGACATTTATTTGTAAAACCAAAAGAATTAGAAGACATCAGAATGAGTAGAGCTATACCAACTTATGAATGAATCTGTTATTTGGATGGATGAAAAAAATGATATTATAATTTACTGGATAAATCAAAAATGATCCATCCTAGTAAAAAACCAGAAGTACATCCAGAAATAAAATTTTTAATAGATAATCTTTGTAATAATAATGTAGAAAATGCTCTATGGTTACTTGAAGCTATTATCTATAAATATACCCATTTAAATGATGTTTTGATCCCTGCTGTAGTTTTTCATGGAGTATGATGAACTTGAAAAGGTTTATTTGTAAAATTACTAGAACAAATTTTTTGAGAAAATAATACACAAATTTGATTAACTCAAGATAGTTTAGAAAGTAGATTTTCGGCATATTCTTGACAAAAATTAATAGTAGAATTTCAAGAATTATCTGTAGATGGTACAGCCAAATGAAAAAAGAACATGCAAAAATTAAAAACTTTCATTATGGCAGAAAAAATAATGATAGAAAAAAAATGA